GCGAAATTTCTCTCCCTGCCGCGTGGTGGGAAAAAGCCGGAATAGACGAGTCTCAAAGCACATCAGAGAAAGGCGACAGGGCGGTCAAGATCGTCACTGGAATGATAAAAACCGGGAGATTTCCTTTCATGGTCTCACACGAATTCATCACGGACAGGGATATCCAGATTTCGGGAACGGATATCCGCGTCAATTTAACGCTCGACGTTCAGGTGAAATGCGACTTCCGGGGCGGAGATGTAGCCCTTGGGGGTACGGGAAATTTATTCATCCAGACGCATGAGTCCAACCCCTTCGGGTTCAACTAAGATGACCCGCCCCGTAGGCCGCCCCACATCCCTGACCCCCGAGGTGCAGCCATGACCAACCCCAAGATCACGATGGTCCCCACCGACAAGCTGATCCCTTACGCCAGGAATCCGCGCACCCATTCAGACGAGCAGGTGGGCCAGATAGCCGCATCCATCAAGGAATTTGGCTGGCTCGTGCCTGCCGTGGTGGATTCGGAGAACATCCTGATCGCCGGACACGGTCGCATCCTGGCAGCTCAGAAACTCGGCATCGCCAAAATACCCACCATCGACGGGTCGCATCTCACGCCCGGCCAGGTGCAAGCCTTCCGTATCGCGGAGAATAAGCTGGCCCTCAATGCCGGGTGGGACGAGGAACTCCTGAAGATAGAGCTTGGCGATCTCATGGATAACGATTACGGCATAGACTTCACGGGCTTCTCGGATGACGAGATCGCCGGTCTCATGGGTGGGTCGGAAGGTAAGACGGACCCGGACGATGCGCCCGAACCGTTGCCGGATGTCGTGAGCGAGACAGGGGAGGTCTGGATTCTCGGGGCGCATCGGGTGATGTGTGGTGACGCAGGCGAGGCAGGTCCGATCGATAATTTGATGGGTAGCGAGAAGGCAGACCTATGCTTCACCGATCCCCCCTACAACGTCGATTACGAGGGATACACGAAGGACGGCCTGAAGATTGAGAACGATGCCATGAAGCCCGAGGAATATATGACGTTCCTGGCCCGCACATTTACCCTCACCCTCGCAGCCATGAAACCGGGCGCGAGCCTTTACGTCTGCCACGCATCGTCATACCAGCGAGAGGCGCAGACGGCCCTCGAAACGGCGGGATTTGAGGTTCGTACACAGATCATTTGGGCCAAGAGTAACTTTGGGTGGGGCTTCGGCCGCTACAAGTTCCAGCACGAACCCATATTCTATGCCCATGTAAAAGGCGAGAAAGACCCTTGGTATGGGGACAAGACCCAATCGACCCTCTGGAACGAGAAGAAGCCCTCCGCCAACCGCGAACACCCCACCATGAAGCCCGTCGAGCTTGTCGAACGGGCCCTCAATAATTCATCCAAGGTAGGTGACTCGATCCTCGATCCCTTCGGCGGCTCGGGCACCACGCTCATCGCCTGTGAACGCCTGTCCCGGTGTTGCAGGATGATGGAGATAGACCCCCGCTACATCGATGTCATAGTCCGGCGCTGGCAGGAGTTCACCGGCAAGCAGGCTCACCTCGAAGGACAACCGGAGGCGCTATTCGATGCCCGCCAAGAAGCCGTCCAAGAATAAAGGCGGCAGGCCACTCGGTTCAACTATCTGGACGCAGGAGATCGAGGATATCATCTGCAAGCTGCTCCGGGCCGGGTCTTACGTCGAGACAGCCGTCGAGATGGGCGGCATTTCCAAGGTCACGTTCTATTCCTGGTGCAAGCAGGCCAAGCATGGCGACCCGGTTTATGTAGGTTTTCTGAACGCCGTCAAAAGGGCCGTGGCAGAAGGGGAAACGCGGGATCTGCTACGCATCGACGCGGCAGGGGTGGAGAACTGGCAGGCCATCGCCTGGAAGCTGGAGCGGCGTATGCCTCACAAGTGGGGACGCCGTGAACGCGAGGCCGTCCACCGGGACGAGATACCCGAGGCCACCGGGGCCGCCTTCGATCCGTCCCTGCTATCCATCCCGGAACTCAAGCAGCTATCCGAACTGAGCCAGCAGGTCGAGGAACTCCACAAGAAGGGACTGCCGGCAGATGTGCTGGAGGCGGAATTCACGGCGATATCTGACAAGGCAACCTCTAACGGAAAGGGGGAAGCTGGATGAGTACAGCTTTGACGTGGGCACCCATTAGTTATCCCGTAGTCGGGGTGGGGCAACCGGCACACCGGCTGTGCGGCGAGTCCTGGGCCATCAGGGACGATACGGGACGCCACCTGTTTTATGCGGTGCCGGATGATGCAAGGGAGTTGATCGCCCGTATCAACGGGGTGCCGGTCGAGTCGGTCGAAATGAAAACGCCCGAGGACGATGGCGGCAAATACTCCACGACCCGGTGGGATTAGGGTGCCGTATCCAGTTCAGGAGCGTCCGAAAAAGGCGATCCCATGAAAAGCCGTTTGATTGAAGCCCCCGCCAGCCCTGAAATCGAGGCGAATCTGTTGCAGTTGAATGAAATTCCCGGAACCTATCGCCCGGTGTTCATGGTCTTTGAGACCGTCTGTCGCGGGAAAACCATTTATATCTGTCTCTCGGGTGGCCGCATGGTGGACGGGGAACCAGAGCTAACGATCACTGGTAGTGCTGCGTTCGATGCTTTGATTCGTTTGCCCGGTGACTGTAAGGTCATGATTTTTAAGGAAGTCAAGATAGGCAAGACTCCGCTGCGAGAAAAAGTGGAGCAGACGATAATGGACGCGCCGGAGGGCGCCCGGATTTGTTTTTTCGGCGATATGTGGGGTGAGCTTGATGGCGTCCTCCTCGATGCCCTCAATATGGAAAGACCCTCCGATGACCACCACCGTCCAGCCTGACATCTATGGCCTTGGTGCCTTGGCTCGTGCCGAGTACGCCCGCCAGTCCCTTGAGGGCTTCTGTACGTTCTTTTGCGGTGACGACGAGCGCATCCTGTACGAGACCGGCCCGGCCGAACACCACAGTCTCATCATCTCGAAGCTCGAAGCCGTCGAGCGCGGCGAGATAAAGCGCCTGATGCTGTTCCTGCCGCCAGGTGCGGCCAAGTCCACCTATGCCTCGGTTGTGTTCCCGGCATGGTATCTGGGGCGCAACCGCGACAAGTCCATCATCGGAGGTTCCCACACAGGGGATCTGGCCGAGACCTTCGGCAAGCGGGCGCGGAACACGGTGGACAGCCGGGCCTTCCGCGAGGTGTTCGGGGCGGGCCTGTCCGAGACCGAGAAGGGGATGCTCAAGTGGGCGCTCAAGAAGCCCGAGGGAAGAGAAACGGCGACGGGCGGCGACTACCGGGGTGTGGGCGTATCGGGCGGCATCACCGGCCACCGGGCGGACGGCATCATCGTGGACGATCCGGTGAAGGGCAGGGAGGAGGCGGACAGCCTCCGCATGAGGGACAAGGCGTGGAACTGGTATGTCGATGACTTATGCACCCGGATGAAGCCCGACTGCTGGCAAGTTTTCATCATGACCCGCTGGCACGAGGACGATCTTGCCGGGCGCATCCTGCCCGAGAGCTATGCCGGGGAAAGCGGGAAGATCACGGCCAGGGACGGGACAGTGTGGGATGTGGTGTGCATCCCTGCCCAGAACGACTACACGGACCCGGCGAGCGACCTTCTGGGCAGGGAGCGGGGCGAATACCTCTGGCCCGGCTGGTTCGATCCCGAGGAACTGGAGCGCATCAAGAACCGTCCCGGCGGGGAGCGTTCATGGTCCGCCCTCTACCAGCAGCGGCCCTCCCCCGAGACCGGGCTATTCTTCCAGCGGCGATGGCTCCAGCACTACCAGCAGCGGCCCCGCCACCTCCAGATATACGGCACCTCGGACTATGCGGTGACCGAGGACGATGGCGACTTCACCGTCCACATGATCCTGGGCGTCGATTCAGAGGATGACCTGTACATCCTTGACCTCTGGCGTGGGCAGACATCGAGCCTCGAATGGGTGGAGTCGTTCTGCGACCTGTGCGAGAAGTGGAAACCCATCGGGTGGGCCGAGGAGGCGGGCCAGATCATCAAAGGCGTCGGCCCCTTCCTCACGAAGCGCATGGAGGAGCGGAAGATATACACCGCCCGCTTCCAGTTCGCCTCGTCCAGCGACAAGTCCACCAGGGCGCAGTCCATCCGTGGCCGGGTGCAGCAGGGGAAGCTCTACCTCCCCACCAGCCAGCCGTGGGTGCCGGGGCTGGTCTCGGAGATGATGACGTTCCCGGCGGGGGTGAACGACGATCAGGTGGATGCGCTCAGTCTGATCGGCAGGGTGCTGCCGCAGTTGATGGGCGGGAGGGTGCCCGAGGAGCGCAAGCCCGTCGAGCAGACGCTCGATCAGCTATTCCACGAGCAGGATATGGCAGGGACCGAGGAAGGGAGGGTGCGGATATGAGGGTTCTGGAATTGACCCCCATGACGCTACGGGAGGCAAATGCCTTCGTAAGTGCCCACCATAGGCACCACAAGCCCATTCCAGGGACCAAGTTCGCTATCGGGGTGTCGGTGTCGGGCGAGGTGGTGGGGGTCGCCCTTGTGGGCAGGCCCGTTGCGATGGCCGAAGATAATGGCTGGACCCTTGAAGTCAACCGCTGTTGTACGGACGGAACAAAAAACGCCTGCTCGATTCTGTATGGTGCGGCGTGGCGGGCAGCGAAAGCGATGGGATACAAGCGACTCATCACATACACCCTCCCATCCGAGGGGGGTGTGAGTCTACGGGCAGCGGGGTGGCGTCTCCTGGGTCAAACGGGAGGGGACACATGGAACCGGAAAAACAGGCCCAGGATTGACCTGAACCCTAACCAGCCCAAGCTCAAATGGGAGGCCGTCGCATGAGCGAGATGTTCTGGGTGTGGCTTGCGATTGGATGCCTGGCGGTGTGGGCGGCAGGGCACGACTGCGATCTGTGGGCCATGAAGCGGTGGGTCAAAAGGCACAAGGACTAAGCGCGTAGGGGTAATACAGCAACATATTGCATTTTTGGTGCCGGATGTGAGATGATCCCACCGCCCGAGCAAAGGGAGGCTGTGCGCATGGAGTTCGTCTGGCACATGGAAAGCGAATCCGGCAAAGCGATAAAGGTGTCCTATTTCGGTGAATACAGTCTAAAAATCACCAGCCTCAGTCCGTTCGACAGGCTGGGCGCATTCGGGGAGCGGTATCTGGGCGAGTTGTTTGACTGGAACGCCGTGTCGGGTGAATCGGGCGAATGGATAAGTTCGGCGATGGAAAAACCCAAGCGACTCGTCGCACTGAAATTCCCCACATCACGTGACGCCAAGGAATATCTGGAACTGCGGGCAGCAAGGCTTGAGCGGCTTGCTGCTTGATTTGCTCTTTGGAAAGGGGCAAGGACGCCGAAATTGGCGGGCGAAGCTGAAAGAGTATCGGACATCGAGAAAGAGGGCGACTCCGGCGTCGTGCGGCGCTGGTTCCTCGAACTGAAGTCAGCGGACGACGAGGAGAAGGACTTCCGCCTCGCTGGCGTGAAGGTCGAGGATCGCTACCGCGACGACGAGCGCACCACTGGCTCGAAGTTCAACATCCTCTGGTCAAACACCCAGGTACTCCACTCCGCAATATTCTCGGGCGAACCCAAGGCGGACGTGCGCCGCAGATTCCGGGACAAGGACGAGGAAGCCAAGAACGCCGCCATCGTGCTGGAGCGCGGCATCGAATTTGCGAAGGAGAACCACGATTTCAAGAAGGTGATCGACGATTCGGTCGACGACTACCTCCTTCCCGGCAGGGGACAGGCGCGGGTGCGCTACATCACCCAGATGGGCCGGGGCGAGGAAACCAGGGAGGCACTCGATCCCGGACAGACCTTCACGCTCGACTCTGACGCCCCCAGGCGCTTCACCACCCCCGCCGGCGAGGATTTCGAGGATGTGGACGACATGGTCCAGGAGGACGATGACGGCTACTTCAGGATGCGCCCAGGCGAGGAGGAGGTGGTCCACGAGGAAGTGATCGCGGAGTATGTCCCCTGGGACGACTACCGGCAGAGCCCCGCCAAGCGGTGGGAGGATGTCCGGTGGGTGGCCTTCCGCACCTACATGACGCGGGACGAGCTTGAGGAGCAGTTCGGTTCCATCGGCGGCGAGGTACTGCTCGTCGGGGATTGGGAGGGCGATGCCGAGAAGATGTCACTCGACACGGCTGCCCTGACGGAGGTTGATGGCGTCGTGCAGCGGGCGCTGGTCTGGGAGATATGGGACAGGGACTCGGGCGAGATGATCGTCGTCAGCCCCGGCCTCCAGGATAAGCCCATTCACAAGGGTCCGGCGCCCCTCAGTCTCAAGGAATTCTTCCCTTGCCCGAGGCCGATGGTGGCGGTCAAGAGCAACCGCACCCAGGTGCCGATCCCCGAATTCACTCTATATCAGGATCAGGCCGACGAGCTCGACAAGATCACAGCCCGCATCGACACCCTGATCGACGCTATCCAGGTCCGGGGCGTCTACGACGCGAGGTTCAAGGACCAGCTTGACGGTCTGTTCAAGATTTCCAACACCCGGATGCTCCCGGTCGAGAACTTCCAGAATCTGCTGGAGCAGGGCGGTCTCGACGGGACGATACTCTGGCTTCCCATCGAGCAGTTCGCTAACGCCCTCCAGGTGATGTTCGTCCGCCGGGCAGAACTCATCCAGGCCATCTACGACATCACCGGGATATCCGATATTCAGCGCGGGTCCACCGATCCGAGGGAGACGCTGGGCGCACAGCACCTGAAGGCGCAGTTCGGCACCCTTCGCCTCAAGCCCCGCCAGGAGGAAGTGCAGCGGTTCATCCGGGATCTGTTCCGGCTGTTCGCCGAGGTGATCGGCGAGGAATTCTCGCCCGAGACGCTCATCAGGATGGCCGGGACCGACGTGGTGGGCGAGGAGGATATGCCCGGCGTCCTGGGTATCATCCGGGATGACGGGGAGCGCGGCTTCCGGGTGGATGTCGAGACCGACTCGACGGTGGCGGCGGATGACTCCCAGACCAAGCAGGACGTGACCGAGTTCCTCGCCGCATTGGGATCGTTCTTCGCGCAGGCATTCCCGCTGGCCCAGACGGGGGCGCTCACCGGCGAGGCCATCGGCAAGCTCGTCGCCTTCGCGGCCCGGAGGTTCAAGGTTAGCCGGGATGTCGAGGAGACCCTCGATCAGATCGGACAGCCGCCCGAGCAAAGTGAGGCCCAGGGAAGCCCTGTGCCGGGCGCAGAAGGGCAGGGGGGACCACAGGGCCAGGCGGCCTCTGAGGCCCAGAAACTGGCACTTGCGGGTGATGCACAGCAGATCGATGCAACATATCGCCAAAAAGAGCTTGAATTGAAGGAGCAGGAACTCGAACTGAAGGCCAGGGCGCTCGATCTGGAGCAGTTCAAGGTCGAGACGAATTCCCGCCTGAAAACGCTTGAAATCCAGATCAAGGCGGCGGCGGCCACCGGGAAGCAAGCGGCGTGATGTCCCGCAGGCGCTTCTGGCAGCACCCGGACGGCAAGCTATACCCGCACCCTCCTGACCGTGGGCCGGACAACTCCAATGCCCGCTATCGGGGGCAGCAATTTATCAAGCCGTTTGTGGCGTATCGCAACATCGTGGACGGCGAGGAAATAACCACGCGCCACGCCCACCGGGAATTCCTGGCGCGGAACGGTGCCGAGGAAGTGGGTACGCACCGGGAGCCCTGGCAGAAAGAGTATGACCAGATCGTCGCGGACGGCGGAAGCGATGAGGAAGCCGCCCAGGTGGTGAAGGAAATGAACAACCAGCCCGAGGATGATGGGCTTACCGAACACGAACGCGGGAAGTTTGGCATCAGTTTCGAGTACCAGGATGCCAGCCCCGCAGAGATGGAGGCATTATAGATGGTTGATGGCATCCAGGAAGCAGAGGGAGCAGCCGAGACCGAAGATTCAATAAGAAACGACCTTCGGACCACGTATGAGGAGATGGCAGCCGAGGACAGCGACGAAGGCGGACAGGCGACGGCCACCGCCGCCCCTGAACCCGACGGGGAGGATGGGGAAAAAGACGCTGAACCGGATGGCGCTCCTGGAGAGTCCGACGATGATGGGCAGCAGGAGGGCGAAGCTGACGAGGAACCCGGCGACGGGTCCACCGACGAGCGGCTCGAAGCCCCAGCCCATTGGAGCGCCGAGCATAAGGCGACGTTTGATGGATTGCCCACGGAGGGGCAGGCGTTCTTGCTGGAGCGCCACAGGGACATGGAGGCCGACTATACGCGGCGGTCGCAGGAAGTGGCCGCCACTCGCAGGGCCTTCGAGCCATTCCAGCAGACGGTAGCGGCGGCGGGTACATCCGTCGAGGCGGCGGTGGCGAAACTTGCCGATATTCACGCTGGCCTCGTGAGAGACCCGGAGGCCGAGATCAGAAGGCTGGCGAGGGAGAACGGGGTCAACCTGTCTCCCTCGGAGCGGGATGAGGACGACGACCATCTGTTCGACGACGAGGACGAACGCGAGGAAGGACGCCGCGACAGTGCGGCAGACAGGGAACGAGACGAGCGGCTTAACCGGCTTGAATCGAAACAGTCTGCCGATGCCGCCGCTGCCAGTAATGCCCGGATCGCAGAGTTCGCGGAGGCTACGGACAGCAGCGGAGACCTTATCCATCCCCACTTCGCCCAGGTGCAGGAGCAGATGCTAGTTCTTGCCACCGGCTATCGGGCGACGGGGAAGCCCTACTCCCTCCAGAGCGTGTACGACGAGGCAGTCCACCTTGTGCCATCGGTGCGGGAGCAGGTGACGGTGAACGGCGGAAAAACGCCCAACCCGGACGCCAAGGAAGAAAAACGCAAAAAGGTAGAGAGGGCCAGAAATGCGTCCAGGGGCGCGAGGGGAACATCACGTTCACCCGCACCCAAGGACGAGGTGCCAGACAACATTCGTGATCATCTGGCGCAGGAATATGCGGCCCTCATCAAGGACTGAACTGGAAAGGGAGAACGGGCTTAGGCTTTGGCAGATCCAAACCTGAGCGAACTCGTAACCTCGACAATTCGGAAACGCTCGAAGAAAACGGCGGACAACGTCACTAATGGCAACGCACTTCTTCAGCGCCTGAACAGTTCGGGAAGGGTTCGCAACGCTGACGGTGGTCGGACCATCGTCGAAGAACTCGAATATGCAGAAAACTCGACGTTCAAGTACTACAGCGGCTATGAAGTCCTCGATGTCACCAAGGCGGTCGTGCTGTCGGCGGCTGAGTACAACTGGAAGCAGGCGGCGGTCGTCGTCACGGCTTCGGGCCTTGAGACCGAGGTGCAGAACACGGGAATCGAGGCAACTCTCGATCTTCTCGACAGCCGCATCAGGAACGCCGAGAAAACAATGGCGAACAACCTGTCGAACGGTATCTATTCCGACGGGACGGGAACCAGCGGGAAGCAGGTAACAGGGCTCCAGGCTGCGGTGGCTGATGCCCCAACGTCGGGAACCTACGGCGGGATCAATCGCGCCAACTTCTCGTTTTGGCAGAATTCTCTCTACGACTTCTCGGTGGAGTCGGTCTCGGCATCGAAAACAACGATGCAGAATTCTATGCAGGTCATGTGGCTGCGGTGCCAGCGTGGTAACGATCTGCCGAAGATCATCATCGGCGGGACAACGTATTACCAGTATTTCTGGGGCAGCCTTACTGACATCCAGCGCATCTCGGGCGACCAGAAGGCCAACGCCGGGTATCAGTCGCTCATGTTCAACAATGCGCCGGTCATCTATGACGGCGACGGCGATCTGAGCGCCACCCGGATGTATTTCCTGAACACGGACTACATCTCGTGGCGGCCTCACACCAAGCGCAACATGGTGCCCCTCACGAAGCGGGATAGCGGGAATCAGGATGCGATAATCATCCCTCTCGTGTTCGCGGGCAATCTGACAACCTCAAACGCTAAACGCCAGGGCGTGATGATCGCCTAACGGGGAAAGGAGAATCGTAATGGTTGAAGTAATGGGTTTCCCCGGCGTGAAGCTGGACGAAGCCATAGCAGGGAGTGGGACGAGCAGTGACGAGGGCAACGAGTTCAAGCTCGGAACCGTTGTCACGCTCGACGATGGCGGCGAGGCTATTTATGTTCACGCGGGCGGAGCCGTCTCGGTGAACGATTTTGTCGCCATTGACGAGAACTTCGAGGTAGCGGCAATCACGGCTGCCTTGGCTCTTGTTGGTCACGGTATCGGCGTAGCCGCCGATGTCGCGCTGGCAGACAATGAGTTTGGTTGGGTCCGTAAATCCGGCACCAACTTCAGTGGCAATACCCTCGCATCTTGCGCGGCTGACATCTCGCTCTACACCTCCGGGACGGCTGGCAAACTGGACGATCAGTCCAGTGGGTCCACCCGGATCGATGGTGTGGTTGCGGTGACGGCTGCGTCGGGAGGGGGCGTGACCGCCGTGGAGTTGATTTCCATGAACGGTATGCACGTCGAGGCGGTGTAATTCTCAGGGGGGCGGGGGAAACTCCGCCCCCCGACGAGAGGGCATATGATGCACCCCGTGGAAATTAAGTCTAAATATATCGGCGACCCGGTGGAGCTTGAGAGAAACCGGGAGTTTGCCCATTCGTTGGGGTACTCGGCCAGTATGCCCGAGGGCGAGGGCACCCTTGTTGTCGTTGCGGGAGGCCCTTCCCTTGGACATTCGATTGTTGATCTGATGTTCCTCTACCAGCAGGGCGCAAAAATTCTAGCCTGTAACGGGTCTTATCAATACCTGCTCAAGAGAAAGATTATTCCCTGGGCCATGATGATCATGGACACGGACGAGAACAACCATAAATTTCTGACCGAATTGCACCCCGACACCATCCACTTGATAGCCTCCCGGTGCCATCCTTCCGTGTTTGAACGGTTCGCGGATGGCGAATACGACGTCCGGGTGTGGGACGTGAACGCTAACGTGGACGAGATCGCCGCTCACGGCAGGATGGTGAAGGGCGGGAAGCTCTTGACCGCCAACGACGGGAAACAGGCCGCTTCGGGATCGAGCGTGGCAATTCAAGCATTGGTGTCAGGATTCAACATGGGGTTCCGGGATTTCGAGTTCTTCGGTCTCGATTCGTGCGTGATGGACGGCAAGCACCATGCGTATGACCAGCCCTGGAACGACAGCAAGGAAGTGTGGCCCGACCCTATTTATGTGGGAGGCGAGTCGTTCATATGCAAGCCGTGGATGCTTCTCCAGGCCCAGGACTTCCAGCGGGTGATAAAGGTTATCCATCCCCATGTCACCATGAGGGTGCATGGTGACGGCCTCATATCGGCCATACTCAAGGAGGGCGCCAGAGTTCAGGCCAAGAAGGACAAGGCTTTAAGCATGACCGAAAAGCAGATAGCCAGTGCCAAGAACGAAGAAATCTGGGGGAATGATATGTACCGGGACTATTCCCCTGGAGCAGAATTGGCCCCCTCTGTTTTGTCTGCGATGGAGATCAAGGGTTCGCTTATGGATTACGGGTGCGGCGAAGGCAAGGCGATGGATATCTTCGCCGAGGCGGGCGTGAAGGTCTATGGGTGTGATATCGCCACCAATTCCCATCGAGGCAAGCGGGATGTGTTCCGGGCCTGCTTGTGGGACGAGGACGACATGACGGCCTTGCCCGCCACCGATTATGCCTTCTGCTGCGACGTGATGGAACACATCCCCCCCGGACGGGTAAGTGAAGTCATGGGGTTGATTTATGAAAAAACCCTACGAGGGGCGTTTTTTCAGATTGCCACCGTGCCGGATACCTTCGGACGCACTATCGGGGAGGTTTTGCATCTGACGGTCAGGGGCGCGGAGTGGTGGGAAAGGTTGGCCAGAAAATATTGGTCGGTGATAAGGGTCGCTACCGGCAGGCATCACGTTAGGCTATCGATGTGGAAAGGGGGATGCGTTCCCCCGGCAAGAGATCGGCGCCTCCTGGGGGGGCGCTGTGACGCAGGGGCCGGGGTGGTCCGAACGCCCTTTCCACGGCCAGTCTCGGCCCCTGCCATCTAACTGAAGGAAAGGGGAGAAGATAATGGAACTCGACACGTTCGAGGAAGCAGTTGATCGCGCCCAGGGCAAGAACCAGGATGACACGGCGTTCCCACGTTTTTATATGCGGGCCATCCTGGACCCGAAGGCCACAGAGGAGGCGGGCGGGATCGAGAAATACCGGGAGGTGCCGTTTGTCGAGATACTCATACCGGGCATTAACCTGGAGCGGCCCGACACCAAGGTGACGATGGAGCATAAGCTGCGATGGCCCGAACAATGGGTATCCTTCGAGAACAAGGAGACTATTGCCCAGGATGGAACGCCGGTAGAAGCCTGCGCCGTCATTCCGGTGTCGTGGCGGCCCCGGCTCAAGGCGAAGAACATCAACACCGTCGAGGCGTTCCTCTCGCTTCCCGATACCGCGCTCCATCAACTCGGACCCGACTCGACGGAATTGCAGCACAATGTTCTCAAGTGGTCGAACACCGCCGAGCGGGCGGACACCTTCGAGGAGCGGACAAAGACACTCGAAGAGGAGCTCGCCGTCTTGAAGCAGGACACCGAAAGCCTGACGGGCGAGCGTGACCGGCTCAAGGAGCGGGTGACCGAACTTGAGGGAGCCGAGATGAGTAGCCGGGGTGGCGGGGAGGCTGACGCCATCAGGAAGGTGATCAAGGATGTCCTCGCCGATAAGGGGTGGTCCGTTCCCGCTGGCGCGGACATTGAGGAGCTGCTGAAAAGGGCCACCAAGAAGGCGACGAAGAAGGACAATCTGGCGGCATAAAACGCATGAAGGAAAGGGAGAAGGAATCGCCGCGTGAGTCTGCTCACGATGGTCGAGGAAATAACTACCGAGAACGGATGGCCTAAGCCGGCCACCGTGATCGGGAACACCACCGACGAGACGGTCGTCAGGATTCTTGCCCACATCAACCGGGCGGGCAAGGAACTGAACGATATGGCGGATTTCATCCGCATGACGCGGGAGCATACCTTCTCCACCACGGCGTCGGATTCGACCTACGATCTGCCTTCTGACTTCAGCAGATTCCGGCTCGCCACGACCTATGACCGGACGAACACGCTTGCCTTTGGCGGGCCGCTCACGGCTGCCGAATGGCAGGACATCAAGAGCGGGGGAGGGGTTGCCTCCACGACACCCTCGTACCGGATCAAGGTTAATGCTTCCCACAACAACGAGTTCACGTTCGAGACAGCCCCATCGTCCAGCAGCGACACGATTGTCTTTGAATACATCTCTACCGGATGGGTGCGGCTCAACGGTGATTCGTCCAGGACTCAGTACTTCGGGAAGTCGGGCGACACCGCATCCGATTCTGACATCTCCCTGATCGACGAGGAGCTCGTGAAACTATGGGCGACGGCCACATACCTCGAAAATCTGGGGTTCCCGTTCGCTGGAGCCCAGAAGCGGGCAGCCGACAGGTTCAGTCGGGTGGTGGGCAGGGACGGCGGGACGAAGATACTCAGTGCGGCGGGGAATAATGTCGATGCGGTCGTGCTTGGAGCAGAAACGCCCGCACAGGGATTCGGATAATGAGCGTTGCAAACGCGATCAGGATAGCGCAGTCGAAGGCATCGAGGATATATCCACGGGGATCGGGCCAATCGGCCAACCTTCGCCAGCGCGAAGCGCCCATAGGTGGACTCAACACCCGCGACACCTTCGATAATATGGCCCTGGAGGACGCCCGGACGCTCCTGAACTGGATACCCGACTACGGGGGCCTGACGGTCAGGCAGGGCTACACGGAACACGCCACCGGCGTCGGATCTGGCGACGTGCTGACGATTGCAGAATTCAACAACGGCGCCACCCAGAAGATGATCGCCTTCGACGACACGGCGGCATACGACGCCACGAGCGCGGGCGCGGCCTCGGTGCTGAGGTCCGGCCTGACGAGTAATGGGCGGTGGGATTGGGTGAACATGAACGGGTCCATCGCCTTCGTGGACGGCGCGAACGCGCCGCAGGAATACGATGGGACTACCTGGGGTGCGCTCTCCATCTCGGGATCGGGTCTCACTGTCGCCAACATCATCGGCATCATGGCGTTCAAGGGCGTCTCCATCGTCTGGGAGGATGACTCGCAGGACTTCTGGTATTCGGCGGCGCTGGCACTTGGCGGCACGATGACGAAGTTCTCACTTTCCAAGCTCGGGGCCGTGGCATCGAGGGGCGGGAAGATCACCGCCATCGAGACCTGGACATTCGACGGCGGCGCGGGCGAGGACGATTTCTTCTGCGTCATAATGTCCACCGGGCAGGTGATCGTCTATGCCGGGACAGATCCTTCTAGTGCCGACGCCTGGGCGCTCAAGGGCGTCTATGACATGGGCGCACCCACGGGCCGCGACACATTCATCAACCACGGCGGCGACCTCATGGGCCTTCTGGGGGGCGACTATAAGCGCATCACGGCCAATACTCTCAAGGCCGGAACCACGCCCGCCCAGGAGTCCAAGATGGTGGGGGCCGCCGACAGCGCACAGGTCCTGTACGGCGCGAACGCTGGATGGTGCGCGGTGCGGAGTAGGCGGTTCGCCATATTTAACGTGCCAGTGAATACGACTACGTTTCATCAGCACGTTCTGAACCTCGCCACCCAGGCGTGGACGAAGTTTGACTCATGGAATGCCCGCAGCCTCGGAACCTATAACGGTGATGTGTATTTCGGCGGCGGCGGCGGGCAGGTATATAAAGCGTTCTCGGGCGACAATGATGATGGATCGGCAATCGCGTGGGATGCCGAAACTACTTGGGACAATCTTGGGCAGCCGAACGTGAAGAAGCTCGTCGGCGTGAGGTTCGCTATGACCTCCCAGGGCAGCCTCTCTCTCGGCGTCGATATCGCCTTCGATTTCGAGCAGTCCACGGTGGCACAGCAGGTCACCGCCGGGACGGTTGGGTCCGCCTGGGATACCGCCACATGGGACACGTCCTCATGGGCGCCGGAAACCTCGCCCCAGATGCAGATGAGGGGCGCGGCAGGATCGGGCATCACCGTGAGCGCGAGGGTGCGGGGAGCGACGAGCGACCAAACAGTGAAATGGTTTAGGACTGACTATCTTTGGGTGCCTGGAGGTGTGATGTAATGGCCGTGAATCCACAAGACCCGTTCAACCTCGCGGGCATAAACGATTTCGCAACGAAGAACGTCCTCCTACAAGGGGCGGCGAACAGGATCGATCAGACGATACCGGGCGGCAGCCTCGCCTTCTCGGGGCCGGGTAGAAGCACCTCGAAGATCACGCTCGACCCCGCGATCCAGGGGCTTTTCGATGCCAGGGTGACGGCTGCGGGTACGGGAGCGACTGCGGCAGGGAACATCCTTGGCGACCTGGAGGGCGGAAGGTCCGCTGTCGAGAAGGCGACATTCGACAGGTTGTGGGGCGTGGCGGACCCGGCATACCAGACCATCGATGAGCGTCGCCGCAGGGAACTCCTGAACCGGGGTATCCCCGAGGGGGACGAGGCATTCAACAAGGCCATCCGGCTCGACGTGACCGATCCCAGGAACCGCGCCATAGAGACGGCGCGGCTGGACGCTGTCAGGGCGGGCGGGGAGGAGATGACGAGGCTCGCCAACGTATCGAGCGGCCTGCTCGGCCTCGATCCCACGAAGGGAATACCGGACACATCCTCATTCTTCGCACCTACGGCCATCGACACCCTGGGCCCGGAGCAGCTTCAGACGCAGCGGAACATGGCGGCGAACAACGCCTCCCTCGCGGCGGATCAGATAGACGCGCAGGTCAAGAGCGGTAACCTTCAGGCACTAACGTCGCTCGGATCGGCAGCGGTGATAGGACTCCTCGCGAACCCTGCATCGGGGAAGAAGCTCGCTTCCACTATCGCGACCGGGGCGGCGGAAGCAGGAAAGTCGGTGGCGGGCTTTATTACGGAGGTGTTTGGTGCCGAGGGCGCGGACAACATATTATCATCGACTCTGGTGCCTTCGGATATTGATCTCATGGATGCGGGCCAAGCCGGTCCCTATTGGGGCAGTCCCAGGGGAACCCCAGATTTTCGGAGCCTGATCCCGGCATACGATCCCACCGATCCCCAAGGCTTCGGCACGGCGCTATACGGACCAGAGGCGGTGCCAACTGGTGATACTCCCATGCCAGGAGAAGTGTTTAGAAGTGAATATCAAGCGGCGGTGATGGATGCGCTGGAACTGGGCGTACCCAAGGCAACCATCGAGACCCTGGGCCCGGAGCTTGGGACGGAGGTGTATCTCGCCGAATTAGCTGATCTTGGTTATGAATCGGGTGTTCTCCTAGATCCCGCACTAGCTGGTGCTGGTTCTGCCGCCGCCGCTCCTGTTGGTGCTGGGGGTGGCGGGCTTGGTACTGCGGTGGGGGTGTCGGCCGCGTCGTCCCTGGCGTCGAAGGCGGCGTGGACGGCGGCGGTGAAGGCGGCGAAGGCGGCGGCACCTGCGGCGGCACCTGCGGCGACTGCGGCACCTGCGGCGACTGCGGCTATAACAGGACCACTAACTACTTCTGCTGCCGGAGCTACAGAAGCGGCTCAGCTAGCTCAGTTAGCGCAGTCATTTGGTTCTGGTACAAGTGCAGCTTCTCTTGCACAAGCTACAGAAGCGGCTCAGCTAGCTCAGTTAGCGCAGTCATTTGGTTCTGGTACAAGTTTAGCTTCTCTGGGAGCAACTGGTGGCGGAGGTGGTGCTGTTTCTGGTGGGGCTTTAGCCGGAGCATCTGGCAAAGCAGGGGCAGCGTATGGTAGTGGCGCGGCACCGGCAGCAGGATTAGCTATCCCATTAATCCTCCCCGCCCTGACGGCGGCATTTGGCAAGAAGGGGCTTTTCTCTACCGATGCAGATCAAAGCACCCGATCCACGGCATTTACGGAGCTCGACCGCATCAAGGCTAACCTCGCTCTCGCGCCCGAGTTGGGCATCCTCATCCCGCCCGATATGCGGGCGGGAATTGACGCATCGCTCCTGACCAATACCGAGGACGATCTGGTGGGTGCTGGAACGGCGAGTCAGCGGGCAGAGCAATATTTCAACGATCAGCTCAAGGAGGAATACGGCACCATCGATCCGCACAGGGCGCTCCAGATCAAGCGGCAGCGGGACATGCTGGCAGATCTTAATCGGGCAGCCGCGCAGGGGAACGCCGAGGCGGCAAGGCTGGTGGACGCCAACCAGGCCGCACAGGACCGCGAAGCGGAAGCCCGACAGCAGGCGCAGGTGGATATCGAGGCGCTTGAGGCCCAGAACAGGGAACGAGAGGCCGCAGTCGCGAGAGGCGAGGAAGCCCGCCGTCAGTCCATGAGTCAGGCGGACGATATGATCAGGCAGATTGGACTCACGTCCTTTGAGATCAGTCGCTACGCGCCTACGGGCGGGCAGTTCATGGCCGAGCTTGCCGACAAGATTTACCGGGCGGCAATAGGCGGGGACCGGACGGCTCCGGCGAAGATGATTCAGCAACTCAGGGAAGAAATGGAAGGACAGGGGGACTGACGATGCCACCTATTGATCCGGCCCTCATCAAAGCCCTCTCAGGTGCAAGACAGCCGACCCTTGCGGGATCAGGGCAGACGAGAATCAATCCCGCCCTCACCCAGGCCATGATGGCGCAGGGTCTCCGCCCAGGTCCGGTGACGAGCAAGACGCAGGCATTCGCCAAGATGGGGACTGCCGCTATCGGGGGGATACTCGAAAGACTCGGGGCCGAGAAGATTCAGGCGGTGCGTGACAAGGTGGCCGGTGCGCTCGATGGTCTGGGCGGGATATCGAAAAGCCAGAAGGAATTCGCCCAGGCGCTCATCAGTGCGGACAAGATTCCCGAAGCCCTGGATATGATCAAGGGGATCAAGGATCGCCAGGCCAGGAGGGAGGACGAGCGCTTCGGGAGATCGAGCAGGGAACGCATCGCCAAGGGGAAGGTGGCGAAATTCGATATCGTGGATGTCGGCGGGGTCACGTTCCAGCAGAACAGGAAAACGCGGGAATTCAAGGCGCTCCCCGGTCAAGGTAAGACCTCGGCGATGAAAGACCTGCTTGCGCTAGGTGAAGTGAACGAGGATGGGACGCTCACGGACGCGGGTAAAGCCCTCTTGCGGAATAAATTCGAGGCCGGCAAGACGGAAGCGAATGTCTATGTGGACGCGCGGCCCCCGGCAGAGATGATGAAGAAAACACTCGGAACGCTCGAAAACAAGCTGATCGACACGCAGATATCACTGGCTCGCCTGGATGATGTGGAAACCCTGTTCGACCGGAAATTCCAGACCGCAGGATTTAAGACGTGGGCCAGGTTCCTTTCGTTCAAGGAAAAACTGGGTTTCGATCTCGACCCCGACGAAAGGAAGGATTTAACCGATTTCTCGAAATTTAAGGCGGTGGCATTTGATAACATCAACCGATACATCAAGGAAATCACCGGCGCACAGATGAGCGAGGCGGAAGTTAAGCGTCTAAAAGAAGCCCTCCCTGATCCTGGGATAAAGGGGTATATTTTCAGTGGGGACAGTCCGACTGAATTCGAGGCCAAGATGGTTCAGGCAAAAGCCACGCTTGAGAAGGCGACGGCGCGTCTTTTCTGGATGAGAAAGCGCGGAATTATTTCTGATTTCGAGGCATCGGCGTTCCCGGATACCGGCGACCTTCGTATTGAAGCACCCACGCTTTCCCAGATGACGAAGATCATCAACAAGGACAAAAAGAAGTGGACGAGGGAACTCAAGGATAAGGGCTTCGAGGGTGAAAACCTCGAAAGGATGATCGATAAAAGGATGAAGGAAAACTTCGGAATTTAACGGAGCTTTGTCATGGCGGAAGATTTTGTACTGGAACGCGCAAAACGCAGGGCCAGAAGGGCAAGGGAAGCCCGAGACCGAGATAATGACAACACCTCGGATACGGGCATCGTCGATCAGTTTGGCGAGGCCGTCCGCGCTCCCGTATCGACGGCTGAGAGCCTCATCACGGGGAAGGGCAGGGTGCGCCCCGGCGACCGGGATGTCCCTGAACTGCCCGATTTCCGATCCCCGATCTCGCTCCCTGACATCGCCCTAGGCAAGCCCTCTATCCTGGGCGGTGATCAGGCCGCCGACGTGGCTCCCGATACGGGGTCAAGGGCGAACCATCCGTCCACCTCGAGGCTGATGGCCTTCGCCAAGACCGACGCGGGCAAGCTCGGCATATTGAAGCGCCTCATCCCCGGCATCGAGCATGAGTCCGACGATGCGGGGAATATCGTGGTCACCATCGGAGACGATCAGGCAGCGCAGATGCGGATCAAGCCGGGCAGGTACTTCCTGAACCGGCCCGGAATATCGGGGCAGGATGTGAACGATATCGTCAACTCCGGGAGCATCGAGCTATTCACGTCCATTCCGGGTGCGAAACTCGGGTTGAAAGCGTTGGGCAAGCTCGGGCAGGCCCTTGGCCTGTCGGGCGGCCTGTCGGCGGGTTCGGTGGTTCAGGATTTGCTCGCCGGTGGCCTGGGATCGAACAAGGGGATTGACGAAGTGACGGCGGTGGTGGCCGGTCTGTTCGGGATCACGGGTGCGGCGCTCGCGGCGCTCGGGAACAAGGTGATACCGGGCATGAGGGCCATCCTCAGAAGCCCGCTCAACTTCGATGATGCTGGCCGTGGTCTGAACGCCAGGGGAAGGCGGGCGGTCAGGAACATGGGCGCTGACCCGGATACGGTGACGAACGAGGCGATCCAGGAGTTCGATAATCTCACACTCGGCAGGCGCAACCCTCAGAACGTGGGGGAGGCCACGGCGGCGGCGGAAGCGAGCAGCCTGCCCGTGGATGTTCCGATGCGCCCCGGCGATCTGTCGGGCGATGTGGCAAGCCAATCAGCCGAATCCAGCGCGGCGAAGGGTGCGTTTGATGTCGCTGACACGAGAATCAGGGCGGAAGCCCATAGGGTCAGGGAAGCCCAATCGACTGCCCTCGATGCCAACAGGGCGGGAGTGCAGGGCCGTGTGGCTGGCCGGGACGAGGCTTCCCGTGTGGGCGCGAGAGGTGCGGGGATCGAGGAGGTGCAGCGGGGCCTGAAGGCGGGACTCGACGCGGCGAAGGATGCGGTGGATAAGGCTTTCATACTGGCGCGGCGCGGGAAAAGCCTGCGTTTCGACAAGGAACCCCTCGAAAACTTCGCGGCGGGATTAAGGGAGCAGATAGAGCGGCGGTTCGTCGGCGGACTCCCCGAGGGCGGGGCGACGATGAAGGCGCTCGATTTCCTGGAGGGCAGGTTCGTCCTGGGCAGGGTGACCAAAAAGGGATCGCGCGTTCCCACGGTGGGGATCAAGGAGCTTGAGCAGTTCAGGGCAAATGCGAACCGCCTCAAGCGTGGCCTGACCGACCCGGTGGAGCGCAAGGCCCTCGGGTTCGTGATCAAGTCGTTCGAAAACGCCATCGACAAGATGATCGAGACCCCCCTAACGCGAGGTGATATCGGCACCCTGATGAAATACCGGAACGCCCGGTTCCTTCGCCGGAAGATGGGTGAGAAGTTCGAGTCGAACAAGATGGTGAGCGCCCTGGTGGAAGTGAGCAAGGAAAGCGGGGAGGAGGCTTTCAGGCTGACGCCCACCGAGGTGACTTTCAGGCTGACGCCCACCGAGGCGACGAATTACCTGTTCTCCGCGTCCGCCATAGGTGCCAAGAAGGGCGCTGCCCACGCCGTCAGGAAGCTCAAGGGAATATTCGGGGTGAATAGTCCCGAGTGGAAGGCGCTCCAGGAGGAGGCCATTGTCAGGCTGTTCGAGGAGGCCAAGAAGGGGACCGGAGCTTTCGTGAGCGATGCGTCGAGGACGTATTTCTCGGGGAGGAAATTCCGCACGGCCCTCGATAAAGCCATGAAGGAAGCGCCCGAGGTGATGCACGAACTATTCACAAAGCGCGACCTCGACCTGCTCCAGCAGTTCAAGCGGGTGGCGATGCGGGCGACTACCAGGGTGGAAGGCGCGGTGAATGCCTCGAACAGCACAATCAAGCTCATCAGCTATATGACGAACCAACCGGGGATGATAAGCGCCATTCTCCAGAAGTTTATCGGGTTCATACCGGCTAACGTGGAGCGGGCAGCAGCGAGGCAGGCCATTTCGACGGCCACGAAGCGCACCATCCAGGAGCAGGGCAAGCAGCGGACGGGCAGTATATTCGGGGTAGGGGGAGCATCCCTCACCACCCATCGCAGGCGCAGGCGGGGGCCGCAAACGAGATAGCTATCTCTCTGGAAAGGGTATGAGGTAATTAGTATGGCTTGGAGCGGAGGAACATTCACGGGACTCCATAATTGGGTGACCGATCAATCCAATGCGATCAGGATATTGGCGAGCAGGCATAAAGCCCAGGACGACGTGTTCATCGCGGGCATAAATTCCTGCATCGAGAAGTCGGGAAGCAACGCCATGACCGGCAACTTTAACGCCGGGTCCAACAGGCTCACCAGCCTGGCAGCCGCCACCGCCGCCACGGATGCGCCCATCGCGTCACAGATACAGGACGGCTCGCTCACCTATGCCGTCGATACCGGCTCTGCGAACACCTACGCCATCAGCCTGACGCCGAACGAGACGGCATACGCTGCCGGGCAAGTGTTTTTCTTTAAATCGACAAACGCAAACAGTGGGGCGAGCACCCTGAACGTGGACTCAATCGGGGCAGTCGACATCAAGAAGTACCACAATGTTGCGCTCGTCTCAGGTGATATCGTCCAGAACCAGTTGATCGGCGTGGTGTACGACGCCACGACAAGCGACTTCGTGATGATCACCCCGACCCCGACCGCACCCATCACGACCACCACAGCCGCACAAACAAATATTACCAGCCTGGGCACGTTGACTTCCCTCACCGTGGATAACCTCACAATTAACGGAAATACTATCACGGCGGATTCGGGTGCGCTGAATCTCACGCCTGCCTCCGGTTCAGCGATTGTTCTTGACGGGACAATAAACGTGGATGCGGGAGTAGTAACTGGGGCGACATCGATTACTTCGACTGCATTCGTGGGTGATATCACGGGGGACGTTACGGGAAACGTGAGCGGGACGGCGGGTGTCGCAACCACAGTAACGATCACCGACAACGAAAGCACTAACGAAGAAAATGCCATCATCTTCACTTCTGGTGGGGATTTAGATGGCGGCAACATCGGACTAGAGTCTGACGGTGACCTAAAATACAACCCTTCGACGGGGACTCTTACATCGACTGCTTTTGCGGGAGCATTGACGGGTAACGTAACCGGAAACGCGAGCGGGACGGCGGCGACTGTGACTGGTGCGGCACAAGCGGCCATTACCTCTCTTGGCACATTGACTACTCTTACTGTCGATAACATTACCTTAAATGCTAGTAGCATTACGTCCTCGGGTACACTTACTCTAGAGGGTTTAACTCTTGGAACATCTGAAAACGAATTTATCCTTACTACGGCAACAGCCAATAACAACTTCATAGACCATACGAATACGGGAATTGGTAGATGGTTAAACCGTATTCGTTCTGACATGAAGGTTACTGGAACAACAATCTGGCAAAATAGTTTTACAGCCCTTGATGATGGGGATGGTGTAACAAACTACATTGTTGAAGATTACTATATTGGCAATGCTACCGCTGGTTCTGAAGCAGGTGGTTATAGACTTGGTATGTGGGTGGCTGGAGCGGGAGAGCAGAACGTACTTGATTTTACTGGTAGTGCTTGGGTGTTCAACGAAGCTGGCGCGGATTTGGACTTCCGTGTTGAGTCGGATGGCAAGGCGTATATGTTCTATGTTGATGGAGCGAAAAACTCCGTCTTAATCGGCAACAACGGCGACACTTCCAGTACCGACCAGATGGTCAAGATTGAGCGACACGCACGAACTGCCACCGCTGACACAAGCTATTACGACCTAATGATACAAGCTGGCGGGGCCGTAACAATTCCTACCGGCACTGCCGCCATAGTCGCAACGGCTGGATTTTTTGAACCAAATATTACAGCAACGGGAACTGTTACGGTGGCATCAACGGTCTACATTCAAGCCGCTCCCGATGAAGGCTCCTCGAATTACGCTCTTTGGGTGGATGCGGGGGCTACCAGACTTGATGGATCGCTGGATATTGGTAGTAGTACGGCAGTAACAGGCACCTTAGATGAAGATGATATGGCAAGTGACAGTGCAGTAAAATTAGCAACTCAGCAGTCTATTAAGGCTTACGTTGACGCGGAAGTGGGGGGCGCGGGCGGCGGGAACCTAGTGCAGATGGTACACACACAAACCGGCGCGGTGTCTACCGGGACAACTGAAATCCCGGTAGATGACACAATCCCACAGAACACCGAGGGGGATGAGTATCTTACGCTGGCAATTACTCCTACGAATTCATCAAACCGATTGCTTATCCGCGCAAAAGTTCAGCTTGCGTCGAATGGTTCGGGCAGTTGGATGACGGCGGCATTGTTTCAGGATTCTACGGCAAACGCGCTGTCTACCGGCGTAGAGTATCAGGGTACATACAGTGACGTTCCGTTTCAAATTTCTGTGGAACACGAAATGGCGGCGGGAACAACTAATGAAACCACCTTTAAAATAAGGGCGGCGGGACATGCCGGCGCCGCTACATTCACATTGAATGGAGGTGGTGGGTCAAGATATTACGGTGGCACCTTAATGTCATCCCTCACCATCATGGAGATAGCATCGTGATTATCACAAAGCACCCTGTAGCGATTGGTTGGAAGCACGACTATGTGAGCGGGATTTCGACTCGTGAAGGGGTGCTCACTGCGTGGCCGGCATCGCTCGGTGCCTGGCCGACACAGGAACAAGTAGAGCAGTGGGAAGCTGAATGGCTGGCACGCCCCCCCGAACCATCCTTTCAGGATGACCTCGTCACGGCTGTGACGGGCACTGACGAGGAAAAGGCGACGGCGAAAAACAGATTGGTAGCGGGAAAGTATTAGCTAGGGCGATGCAAAATAGCTTGAACTATAAGGCAACTCAAGCAGAACTGGATGCACTTACGGCGCACATCGAGGGATGTACGCCCGCACCAGAGCCGGAATAGATATTCGCGCAAGGAGAAACAAATGGGCTTAATGACCCTTACAGAAGCGAAGAAGGAAGTGCCTACACCTAGCGATGATGAGATCATTGTCCAAGGTGCAGTCAAGATGCGGAACCGCCTCGGGGATGCCTGCCGGAAGCTGGAGGGCGTGATCGAGGGCGATGTCGAGTTGACCGCCGATGAGGCGGCACTCATCGACCGGGCAAGGGCGGCATGCACCGTGGCGCGATGATCCGCGCTGCCATCCTCCTGCTCGCTCTGGCGATCATGGGGATGGCGCAAGCACCTGCCGCCCCCAAGCCAGATGTGGCCCATGTGGTGGCTGGTGATCGAGGCCCGGTGACGATCTACTACACCGAGAGGCCGCACGAGACGTGCATGAAGTTTCTGCACGTCGTACCGGGCAGCCTGGATTTTCAGTTCAAGGCTTGCTCGGTTTACTGGCTCAACACCATCGTCGTTCCGTTTGATGATGCGTGTGCGCTGACGCACGAATTGCTCCACTTCGTGACGGGCAACTGGCATGGAACGGAGAAGAACTCAACCTGTGATGGGTCCGCCCGAACTGGAAAGGGATGAAAGATGGCAGAGATCGACGTTACGCAGCTTTTTTATGAGGCGAACGGTTCCCCGATGATGGCGGGTACGGGCGGCAAAAAGGCTGGCACCCTTCGGTACTTCGCGTGTCAGGCACTTTTTATGAACCCAAAACAGGAAACACTCGACTATGAGGAAGGCGACCGGCGCGAGGAACTGCGGAAGAAGATCGCAAAAGAGGACCGGCCCGATCTGCTCGATGCGGATCTGAAACTCATCGGTGACCTCATCACCGCCATGTATAACGTGCCGGGGATATTCGTCCCTGCAATAAAGATGATCAATAAAGCCATCGAGTCGGGGGGTGTGAATACATCCAACTCCTAGCTGCGCTGCCGACGAAGCAGTGATTGTTGTGAGGTTCCAATGAAGCAATCGAAAGGACTGAAGTATTAACGTCGAGACGATGGAAGTTGAGGCGCGGAAGAATCTACTTATGACTGCTAAAAATATTATCATAATCGCGGTTGCATTTATTACTGGTGTGCTTGGCCCGCTATCCGTCCAGTTTATGAAGGACCGGGCCGAGACTGCCAAGATGCAAGCAGGGGTTATCGATACGAACACATTACTCAATCATAGTCTTTTCACCCACGCGAGGACTTGGGTAAGTTTGATTATCCCGCAGACCAGGGTGAGTGAAGAGGCCCGGAAGTTCCTGCAAATCAAGTTCACATATTTCCAAAAGGCACTAGAAGATTTGGTGCGAACTACCGATTTTAACTCTCTCTCAAACGAGCAGTTACACGCAGTTATATCGTCGCGGGGGTTGGGTGATGTGGTGGTGGATTATCTTGCCGCCGCGAGGCGAGCGGGGGTTTCCGAAGAGTTTATTTCTGCTTTCAGTAAATGGCATTCGAGAGTAGTTTCGATTTTGGTAAGTTCAATAGAGGCGAACGTAAACTCTACTATCTACACATCCCAAAATGGCAAGGTGTACGCCATACTAACGGCATATGACCAAGCGTTGGGTGCTACGATCACCGATGTAGAAAAGACCCTGAAAGTGGGAATATCCCGAAAATAGGGGACCAGCTTGACGCGATTTGGCGATACCTGTCTGACGGGATACTTGACCCACAGGCGCAGGCCATGATGGATCGGATTAACGAGGTCAAGGGGAATTATCCAAAGCAGTGATTGTTGTGAGGTTCTGTAATGACACAATCGAAAAGGCTGAAGTATGGATCTGTTGTCGCCGCACTCCTTGTGTCACTGACAGGTCTCTACACCTTCTCCACCACGCACCGCATCAGGTGGACATGGCTGTTTGAGACTGACGCTGTCGCTCAAGACCTGGATAGGTTGACAGAACGATTTGATCGAAAACTTCTCAGGGAGTATGAGGAGCGATTTTATCATCTCGACAGACAGAAGGTTAAATACGAAGTGGATGGGCAAGGCGTTCCTATATCTATCTTGCGGGAATGGCAATTCCTTGACCGCAGAATAA